AGCAATAGCGTGCTCGCAATGTACGAGAACGAAGGTTCTGGATTCCCAGAAACGGTTGGTACTGTCATTATGGGAGATCCGGTTGGCGGTTATTCTGCATCAGGCGTAGTCCAAAACATTGAAGTGCTGCGCAACGCCGCGTCACAAGGAATTGCTTCGGCGCCAGTAGACGTAGACCAGCTGGTTCGTCGTATGCCACTACTGATGAAAACACCAGGCGGCTGGGTTCCGGCATTTGGCACACAAGTTTTGAAGGTTTTGGCCAATGCCGACACTTATATTATCAGGACGAATCAAAATGGCATTGAAGAGATAATCGTCCAAGGATTGCCCCCAGTAGCGACTGATTCATTGGGCCGAAAGTGGATAAGTTGGGTAAACACAAAGGAAACGACGCTTACTGAGATGGACGTGCAGGACCGCTTTGTTTTTATCGGTACCGATGCTGCTGGAATCATGCCGCAACTGGCCACGCCGGCTGGATTGCTTGAACCGCACAAGATTCAAGCCGCTTTAGCGGAATCAATACTCATTATTGATAGCCCGAAAATCCCTGATTGGTCTTTAGCGGCGGAATTAACTATTTTTTCGCTCACGGTGGCGCTTGTGTGGGTCTTAGTGACTAAATTAGGTGTTACCCTTGGGGTAGTGTCGTTTTTCGCTATTTTTGCCTCTACGGGCGTATACGGCGCGTATTCCATACAACAAGGGGTGCTTTTAGACGTTACTTGGACCCTGATTTCACAGTTTTTAAGCGCTTCTGGGGCGTTTTACCTTAATTTCCGCACGCAATACCGGCTTAGGCAGCTTATTAAGCAGCAATTTGGTAAGTACCTTGATCCACGCATGGTCAAAAAGTTGCAGGACAACCCTGAATTGTGCCAAGTGAATGGCGCAAGGGTAGATTGCTCTATTATATTTACTGATTTAAGGGGTTTTACGAGCCTTTCTGAGTCTGTTGAACCAGAAGTGGTGACCTACATTATGAACAATGTGCTAGACGCTCAGGTAAGGGCCGTGAATAGGTTCGGCGGGGTCACTGATAAATTTATCGGCGACGCGGGCATGTTTCATTTTAACACCATCATCCCACAACCTGACCATCACGACCTTGCTCTTGCCGCCGCGCTGGAAATAGAGCACAACATTGCTGAGCTTAACGCACGCTTTGCGGAAGAAGGCATACCAGAAATAGCAATTGGCGTGGGAGTAAATAGCGGTATTTGCATCGCTGGAAATTTTGGTGCAACAGACAGGTTTGCTTTTAGTTTAATCGGTGACCCGTGCAATATCGCCGCTCGACTGGAGTCAGCTACCAAAGAAGTTGGCGTTGGAACTCTTATTGGAGATAAAACTGCACAAAATTGTAAATACTTGCTAAAATCGCTGGACCCCATCTACGTCAAGGGGAAAAGCGAACCTTTGAGGATATACACATATGCAGATTAGTCTTTTTCTTGGTTTTTTATTGATTGCCACTGCTGGCGGTAGTTACTTTTATATCAACATGCAGAAAGCACAAATTAGCCAACTTCAAGTAGAGCTCCAGACGGCAGTTAACAACCAAGCCGTGTTGGAAGGAGCGATTGCCCAGCAGAATGAGCAGATGCAGGAGCAGTTAGAGAATCAGCGTCAGAATCAAGTTCTTATATCCGAACTTTCAGAAGCTAACGACTTTGCGCGTCAAGAAGTCAATCAACTTAGAAATACCTTTGCTCGCCACGACTTGAATAACCTGGCTATCGCAAAGCCTGGGCTTATCGAAGGCATCGTGAACAAAGGCACAGCAAGGGTTAACCGGCAATTTGTAGATCTAACCAATCCGAGACAATTCGATGAAACCCCTAGTCCTGAGTAGCATTATCCTGAGTAGCATTACCCTCATTAGTGGTTGCGCAACAACCGTTCCGGTAGTCGCTCCCGTTGAAGTCGTCACGATTACTGTGCCAGCACCCATGTACCACCCGCCTTTACCTGAAGGTTTAACACCAGCAGAAATTGAATGGATTATTTTGAACCCCAGCATTATGCGTGAGTATATTGAAAACTATGATGCAGGAAACGCTCCGGCCGTGGCATATTATGGCCTGACTGCTCAGGCATATGAGAACCTTGCCAATAACCTAGCAGATATTCGTCGGTACATCAGGCAGAACCTGAACATTATCCAGTATTATAGAGAAAACGACCCGACTCGAAAAGAAAAGTCAGAAGACGAAAGTGAATGAATCTGGCTTTATTTCTAAGATAAACAAGAAACTTTCGCCTAAAATTTATAAATGGAAGATCAACGACCCGTATCACGGTGGAGTACCTGATACATACTACTCCGGACCAGGGGCCCTTTGTTTTGTAGAGTATAAGTACAAACCAAAACTACCGAAGAAAGGGGCATCAAAGATTAATTTCGGGCTTTCTTCCCAACAAGAACTTTGGCTCAACTCACAAAAAGACTTCGGGATTCCGGTTTTTGTAGTAGCGGGATGTGAAGATAGACTGGCTTGTTTGCAGGCTAACTTTGGAGAATGTAATACTTTTACTAAAGACGCCTTCCTAGATGAGTCTATACATTTTAATGATTTTATAGAGCTATTAAATAGACATTGCTTAGATGGGCTATTATAGGAACTATTATGGAGCCAGAACAATGCCTGATGAATCAGATGCTGTAGATGAAATATCAATAGTTGATATGGTTAATAACCCTCCGCACTATAACGACGGTGGCCTAGAATGCATCGACGCTATAGAAGCATCTATGGAACCTCTAGCTTTTAAGGGGTACCTAAAAGGAAATGTGTTAAAGTACCTTTGGCGTTACGAAAAAAAGGGTGGCACTCAAGATCTTGAAAAAGCACAGTGGTATCTTGTTAAGCTTTCAGAAATGACTAAAAATGCACCCGAACCTCTTTAGGGATAATAAATGTACGAATACAAATGTGAAGTAACACGGGTAGTTGATGGCGATACCATTGATGTTATTTTGGACCTTGGCTTCAAGATACTGCACAAAGCTAGAGTCCGTCTCTTTGGCATAGACACTCCAGAGTCCCGTACGCGCGATAAAGATGAAAAAGTGCGTGGTAAAATGGCTTCCAAGTTCCTTCAAGAAGCTATTGATTCAGGAAGTGTCGTCACTACCGAGATAACGATCCCACAAGAAAGACCGAACCGAAAGAGGAAGAATAACGATGGCGAAGATGAAAATATCCGAGGAAGGAAAGGCCCTGATTAAGAAATTTGAGGGTTGTGAGTTAGAAAGTTATCGATGCAGCGCTGATGTATCAACAATTGGGTTTGGTCATACCAAAGGCGTGAGCGATGGCGACAGCTGCACGCAAGATGAAGCGGACCAGATGTTGACTGAGGACTTGGAGGAATTTGAAGGTTATGTGGATAAGCTGGTTACATTAGATCTGGAGCAAAATCAATTTGACGCTCTGGTTGCCTGGACATTCAATTTAGGCCCAACCAATTTGAAATCAAGCACGATGTTGCAAGTGCTCAATGAAGGCAAGAAGTCGGAAGTGCCATTTCAAATGAAGCGCTGGAATAAAGCGGGTGGCAAAGTATTGCAAGGACTCGTGCGCCGCCGAGAAGCGGAAGCTTTGCTTTGGGAAGGTAAAGACTGGGAGCAGGTTTAGCCTTTAATTGATGCAAGAGCTTTCACTAAAAGATTTTGATATTTTGTCTCAACAAGACAAAACTGAAGCTGTGGCTCTCTTAAACCGGTACGACCAGATAGAATTGCAAGACAAGTGCCAAGGCGACTTTATCAGCTATGTTAAGCACTTGTGGCCGGAGTTTATTGAGGGCCGGCATCACAAGATAATTGGCGAAAAGTTCAACAAGATTGCGCAAGGCAAGCTCAAGCGTCTGATAGTATGCTTGCCCCCAAGGCATTCAAAAAGTGAATTTGCTAGTACCTATTTTCCTAGTTGGATGATGGGGCTACGCGGTGATTTGAAAATAATACAAACGACTCATACCGCTGAGTTGGCCGTGCGCTTTGGCAGAAAAGTTAGAAACATGATTGATAGTGTCGAGTATCAAAACATCTTTCCAGATCTCAAACTTCAGGCGGACAATAAATCAGCTGGCCGGTGGACCACTAACCAAGAAGGTGAATCATTCTACGCGGGGGTGGGTGGCGCGATAACAGGTCGTGGCGCGGACCTGCTTATTATTGATGACCCTCATTCTGAGCAAGATGCCTTGTCGCCGACAGCAATGGAGTCGGCTTATGAGTGGTATACCAGTGGACCCAGACAGCGTTTGCAACCTGGCGGCATTATAATCATAGTAATGACGCGCTGGAGCACCAAAGATTTGGTTGGCAAAGTGTTGAAAAATCAAAGCACAGATCATGCTGACCAGTGGGAGGTGGTAGAGTTCCCAGCTATCATGCCGGAATCAGAAGAGCCTCTTTGGCCGGAGTTCTGGAAAAAAGAAGAGCTACTTTCGGTTAAAGCATCTCTTCCCATTGCAAAATGGAACAGCCAGTGGCTTCAAAACCCAACCGCTGAGTCTGGATCGATCGTCAAGAGAGAGTGGTGGAATCGCTGGGAAAAAGAGGCGGTTCCAGCTTACTCTTATGTTATTCAAAGTTATGACACAGCATTCTCAAAGAAAGAGACGGCTGATTACTCTGCCATAACCACTTGGGCTATCTTCAAGCCAGAAATTGCGGGCGATGAAGATGCAGAGCAAATTATGCTGCTAGACGCCAAGCGCGTGCGGGTTGACTTCCCAGAGCTTAAAAAGCTGGCTTGGGAGGAGTATAAATATTGGGAGCCCGACTGTATTTTAATCGAGGCCAAGGCTACCGGGACGCCATTGACTCAAGAGCTTCGCAGAATGGGAATTCCGGTTACCGCCTATACGCCGAGCCGAGGGCAGGATAAAGTGGCCAGAATGAACTCTGTTGCGCCGATATTTGAAAGCGGTATGGTATGGGCGCCAGATGAGACGTTTAGCGATGAAGTTATTGAAGAGATGGCCAGCTTTCCTTACGGCGACCACGATGATTATTGTGAT